TGTAAACATTGCCGTTTGTCATCGTTGTTGGGTTGTAATTGTTTCCACCAAACGTATTAGCGGCTGTGTTTAAATCATAAGATGATCCTGCTCCAGATTGATTTGGCACCCAGTTTTCAGCACCAGTTGCTGGATCAGTTACATATTGACCTCCACCTGGTGCTGCATTTATATCGCCCGCCATATTTCCAAGTTTTAAACTGTTAACAATCGTATCAGACGGTTTCATGCTAATGTCAGAAAGATTAACTTGTTTATCCGTAGCAAGACTAAAGTTTTTATTTCCAGCATTGATATCGTTTAATTTTGCTTGATTTGCAGCGGATATTTCAGCAGGGGTTTGATACTGCAAACCAGCCGCTAAACCAGCTAAACCACCAGAAATTGCTGCCTCTTTAGGTTTAAATCCAGCAGTCAACGCATTACCAAAACCTTGACCAGCTCGATTTAATCCAAGTCCAATTGCAGAATCAGTCCCAATCCCACTTGCCGCATTAGCAATAGCACCACCAGCAGCACCAGTTGCACCACCAATTAATGCGCCTTTTAATGCGTTTCCGCCTTCAAGACCCGACTTAGCCGCACCAACACCCGCGCCAATCAATCCGCTGCCTAGCATGGCTTGTCCAGCACCGCTAAGAGAAGGTGCTAAGGCTTTTCCCAGTGTTCCACCAAGTCCACCACCTAACGCACCACCAACGCCACCCATCAATGCGCCTTTCCAGCCACCGTTAATGGCACCAACACCAGCACCAAGAACACCACCACCTAAAGCAGCCGCGCCAGCACCAGACAATAAACCACCAGAAAGAAAACCACCCACAGCAGTACCAATACCAGGAATAAACATCAATGCCGCTGGCAAAATGATTGACGTAAATATTTTTAAAATACTTTTATATTCGTGCAGACCTGTTGTTGGATTGATTGTCCCCGCACCACCCATACGCTTTAACATTTCAGCTTCACGATGGTTAATATGCGCAAGCATATCGTCACCACCACGACCAGCATCTTGCAATCGTCTTGCCGCAGTAACTAAACCACCACCAGCATAACCTTTTTTATTAAGATGATCTTGCAACCCATATAATGCAATCAGCAGTGACACAATAAACACAACATCATATTGTGGTGGCACCATATTTTCTTGAATCAACCCGTCTTTAATGGCTGACGCACGCACTTCTTCATATTTGTCTGGGTTTTGCAAAACAAACTCAAGCATTGCAATCGCATCATCAAGATCTTCTGGCACAATTGGCATGCGCTCAACTTGCTTTTCCATTTGAGAAACGCCCTGTTGGAAACGCGGATCTTGCTCTGCCATCTGCATAATTACATTTCTAATTTCGCTCATTTTGTTTGTCCTCTAAACCATTTATGGTTGTAGTAATCTTCTTTTAAAAATCCGTAAATATGTAAATCATCATCATCTTCAAATGATTTACGCATGATGCCTTCAAGTTGAAAGCCAAAGTGTTCATTTAGCCGTTTGGCTTGCGTGTTCTTTCCGCGCAGAAGTCCTGTAACGCGAGCAACATGCAGTTTGTTAAAAATAAATCCAAAGATCTCGTTAAACATCACAATTGTTTCTCTTGGTCTAACTTTTTTGTTATCAATTGCAATGGTTAAATCAATGTTGCGTGACGTAAAATTAGTCATAATCACAACGCAAACAAACTCACCTTCATTATTGACTGCTGAGAATGCACGAAAAAATTCGGGTGGATTATCCAGTCCAAGACGTTCACGCGCCCATTCTTCTGCTTCATCTTCAAGTTCAAATCCGATATATTTCATATTATTCTGCCGTTTGACAAAAACGCTCTGCCCATTCACGCCAGTCATCAAACTGATACGGAATAGGGAAGTTTTCTCTGAGCGTTAAATTGTTGATAAATTGCATACCCCAATTTTGCCAATTGTTCTCATCTTCAAGACGACCAAACGCACCATACGGATCAAAGTCCAATGTAATCTGATCTGCCCAATCACGAAGCGTAAGATGCGTTGGAAGTGTGACGCGAACCCTCATGAAATCACCGTGTTGTCGCCCATTGAAATATGTCCAATGATTTGACCCATTTGATAATCACCGTACACTTCATTTGATTCAAACCTCACGCGAAGTTCACGACGTTGCTCTTTAAGCATAACAATTTGCTCCCAAGGTTCTTGCGCAGTTTCTGGGAAGGTAAATGTCGTGCCGTACACTTCTGGCGCACGAGCGTTAGATCTACCAGTAACTTGAACAGTCATGTCACCACTTTGCACAAAATCCGGTTCAATGCGTGTAATACGCATAAATTCATTATTGCCTTGCACTACCGCAGACAAATCAGCCGTTTCAAAATAAGATCTGATTGGATTAATAATGTGCCCGTCAATTTCATCAACACCTTGTTCTTGAACCCATACACGATACGCAAACGATCCACCAGATAAATTGGTTGTGGTTGTTGTTATAGTTGTTGATGTTACTGCTAACACATATCCATTAGTGGAAGGTCCGACTTTAATGGCTTCAATATTAATAACTGGATTTCCACTAACTGTTGAAACTGTAGCAACGTAATCTGGTGTTGAAGTATAAAAATTTATGGCATTAGCAACATCATTTGCTGTAACTAGCAAACTAGTATGATAAGGAACAGCCGCAGAAATAATGCCAACACCGTTAATAGTTATGGTGTTGATTGAGCCAGCAGAACCGCCAGTCAATGTAAGTGTTCCAGATGCGCCAATTGCATTTAATCCTTGAACAGCACCCGCTAAAATAGGCGCAGCAAATGAGTTGTTAAATGCGCCAGCAGATCTTCCGTTGGCAGGAAGCTCTGTGTCATACCATGTATTTTCGCGTACATTATAAATAACAGCATGGGTGCATTCTGTTGCATCTTCTCGTGGATAACACCACCATATCTCGCCATAACGTGGAACTTTAAATGCAAAAACTTTTGAGCGATTCCTAGGTTGTAATCCGTCAAAGAAATAATTTAAATTCATAGCGTTTGGAACTTCACGCACCACACCATTAAACATTAAAAAGCGATCAACACCCGCCCAAAAGAAAACACCATCGTAATCAACGATGCAATTTTCTGAAATAATGGATGTGTCAGTTGCTACTACGTCAAACTGAAATACCGTTGCGCCACCGGTAAATGTTGCGCGAATAACAGCATCATATGCCCAAAATAAACCTGCAGGAGCTGTTCCGCTACCAGCACGAAGTGGTAATCCTTTAATAATTTTCTGACCCCACACACGCGCAAGACCGGCACCAGATCCAAAATCAGTTAAATTTGTTGGACTTCCTGCAACGCTCCATCCAATAATTCCATCTGTACCGTAGTAAAACAAATAAGGATGCAATGATACGATTCCGCCAGTAGCATTTGCATCTGGTGGCAATCCAACATATTGAAGTTGACCGGTTCCAAGCACCTCACCAAAGAAAATATATCCACCAGCATCATTAGAAATAGAATTTAAATTTTGTGATACATGTGCAAACAAATAATTTTGATTGGTAGATGAATCATATTGATAATCAAACATCCACATGTTTAACGCATTAGGAATTTGCGATGCAAGGAAACCGCCATTCATATCGCCAGAATCAGCAACGATGGTTGTTGTAACCGTTACAATAGGCAAATTATTAACCGTAGGTCCAGCCGTTGTTGCTGTAATATTGATGATACCGCCAGCAGAAGCTGTGGCAGTGTAACCAGCCACATGAGCAGTAATATTAGCCGCAACTGCTGTCGCTGTTGCAGTTAAACTTGTTGTATAAGCCACAGAACCAGACATGGCGTTCACGCCATTTATAGTTATACTATCAACTGAACCAGCAGATCCGCTTGTTAATGTTACTTTTCCGGTGGCGTAAGTGTCTGACGGTGTTCTATTTGTAACAACAGAACTGTTGCCGGTTGAATCAATAGTAAATCGTTCTAAATAATTTTCACTTCCGCTGTGACAATAAATGTAATTCATTTGAGTAAAATTACTAAAACCACGACTAATTTCTGTCAGATATTTTTGCGTAGATTTATATCCGCCAATTTTGCGAGGCAAACCACGTTGCCAGCGAACCCATTGCCCATCGGTATAATTATTCCCATCAAACTTTGTGCCATCACGTTTGATGCCTGCATCTGACTTTAATACAATCGTTTTTTCTGGCATTAGTATGTCCCGCCGTTAATAGATCCAAGTGGAGCAGTTCCTAAGACTGACCATATTGCGGCTGCGCTTGCTGCTGTAAACACGCCAATACCAACAGAACTACCGCCAAGGTTAATTAACGCAGAGCCTGCGGTTGTTGCGCCAGTGCCGCCTTGTGACACTGCAATTGGATAAGAAACACCATAAGTGTCTGCACGCAACACATCAATGCCATCACTATAAAGAATTGCACGTTCTCCCGTCGCAAGCGTAACACCTAAACCAGATGGTGTTTTTACCGTAAACACATAAGATCCATTTGTTTTATTATCAACCCAATATTGCTGAACTGTTGCAGGAACAACAATTGTGCGATTTCCGGTTAAAACACCTGTAAATCTATAAGAAATTCGATTTAATTCTGTGCCTGTTAATGGATAATTACCGCTTCCAGCAACAGCAATAACAGTGTAATCAAATGCAAATGTTGCTGATTGCCCAAAACCAATGGTGTAGCAATTCACTCCATCACTAGCAATAATTGCAGATTCTCCTGGTTGAAAACTAATTCCCGCAGTTCCGTCAATTAATGTGGTTCCTACCGCATCAGCTAAAATTGCACCGGTTCCAGAATTACGCAAGTAAATAAACCAATTATTACCCACCACCGCTGAATCTGGCAGTGATAATGTTCCTGCCGCACCTGTCCAATTAAACATTTTTGCACGGTCAGTAGAAGCCGCAGTGTAATTTGAGTTAAATTCAGTAATAGGAACAGATTGTGAAAGCAATGATCCAACAGCAACAATACCCGTTCCCGCTAACGCTGACGCATTAGCAACAGAAACAGTTGCACCATACTGTAATGAAACCCAAGTGCCTGCTGTTGTGGTATTATTAGTTAAATAAACTTGCCACTGTGTGCCAGCAGTAACAACGACAATTTGCGTACCGTTAGCGTTTTTTACTGTAATTGATTGCGCACCCACGTTATTAAACAGTATGGTTTCACCTGTTCCTGCTTTTGCTGCGTCTGGTAAAAATATACTTAACCCAGCGGTTGCTGATGAAATGTTGATAATTCGCGTGGCAAGATTATTACTAGCAGAAGTTTCAGTTGGCCAGCTTAACGTAACATCAGTTGTAAGTGTTAACGCGCTATAGCTGATTTCACTTGGATAAATGTTTGCGCCACCAAAAACGTCGGTATATGTTGTCATTATGCTTCACTCCGGTTCGCTGTGCGATCCATGATACGTTTGAGATCTTCGCCATTAAGTGCTTGAGCAGCTCGATCATAAATACCTTGCCAAACCTGCACACGCTCGTCATTTTTAAGGAATGGTGTTGCTTCAAGTAATGTGGCGTATAAAAGAACGTCTGGCGCATACTCGGTAAGCCAGTTTGTTTGAAAGTCATCACCTAAGAAACGCACTTGTTCGTAAAATAAAATTTCTAATGTTTGTGCTGTGTCTGGTGTTGGTGCAATTATCCAGTGTTGATAATCGTAATCAGCGTAATACGCTGGCGTTCCAGTTTCAGCAGGATCTGGCCAGTAATTTCTGATGTATTCATAAGCACGCGCAAAAATAGGTGTGCCATCAACAGTCATGCTAACAGTGTCACGCCATCTATCTGGCTTCATGTAGACATTAACACCAGCCGCGAGCGGTGTTGTGACTGCGCGAATAAAACCTTCAATTTTAAGTTCACGCGCAATACGACGCTCACCCATTGTGATGAGTCGGGGAAGTTGATCGTAAACGATTTGGTCACTTTCTTGCGTAAAGCCACGCTCTAGGTAACGTCTAACGTCTACGAGCAAAGAGTCGTAGGTCATGCTGTAGCTCATAAATACTCCGTATGTTTTGTCGTATTAGCCGCTGATTCAGCATGCACCTGTGTTATTGAATTATACTTTTAAATGAATGTAAAAACAAAAATGTTATCCGTTCCAGCGTGCGATTTTACCATCACGAACATCAATGTGCGTAAAAGATTTATAGCGCCCAAGACCTTTGCAGTCATCATCAAAATGCTTCGTAAGATATTCTTGAACTGCTACAGGAAGCATACCTTCTATTTGAATATCTGCTGCATTGCCGAGTAAGTGCTGACTATGTACTCTGCCACCGCATTCTTTATTGTGTTTCTCACAGCGATGCCCACTAACAATTTTAATAGGTTTACCAAAGGATGCACGAATGCGCTCTAAGAGTTCAATGAGTTTTGGGTTGATATGCTTCTCACCACACCCGCAATGGCACATGAATTCTTCTTCACTAAAATGTTCACTTAGTTTCGTCATTTAAGGTATCCGTCATTTTATCAAGAATGGAAGTGCTTGCTTGGGTTGCTTTT